CTTCGCCGGGCGCGAGAAGCCGGTGCAGCTGACGGGCGAGGCGACCGACCTCGTGCTGACCATCACGGCTGATCTGTGGCTCGACTCGGCCGCGTCCAAGCCCGACGAGTTTGAGTCGCTGGGCTCCGAACCTGGCGTAGTGCTGTGGCGGGACACAACGGGCCGGCGTGTGTTCGGCGCACTGTCGAGTGTGGAAGCTCGCCGAAACGACGCCGTGGTCGTCCCGGTGAGCTTCGTCATCACCGAGTTGGACTACACCGAGGGAGTGTCATGAGCTGGACATTGAGCAACGCGGTTCGATCCGCGATGGCGGATGCGTTCAAAGCGAAGATCGATGCCGGCTCGGGTCCCGGAAAGCTCCTGGTCTACAGCGGGTCCCGTCCGGCTGGGCCAGATACGGCCGTCACGACGCAGACTAAGCTGCTCGAGTTCACGTTGGCAGATCCGTCCTTCAGCAGCGCCTCTGACGGTGTGATCACGCTGGACGCCGACCCTGACCTCGAGGCTACCGGCCTGGCGAACGGCACTGCGACCTGGGCACGGATCGTGGATGGAGACGGTAACGCGATCGCCGACTGCAAGGTCACCGAGACGGGGGGTGGCGGTGATCTGATCCTGTCAACAACGAGCATCACCATCGGCCTGGAGGTGTCGATCACGTCGGGCACGGTGACGATGCCCCCTGGTTCCGCTGACTAACGGAACGACCTCGCTAGGAGGTTTATCGATGGCAGTATTCTCACAGACTGTCGTCGATAACTTCAACGACAACAGCATTTCCCCCGACTGGTTCAACTGGGGTACCGGCAGCAACGTACAGGAGACCGGCGGCCAGCTGCGCATTACATCCAACACCGGCGCCGGCAACTACCAGGGCATGGACCGGGCATCGCCGGTCAACTTCGACGAAACCTGGTGGGGCGTCCGGGTTGTCAGTGCTGGTACCCAGCAGCCGCAGCTAGAGACCGTACCGTGCCAGGCCAACTTCGGCGGAGAAAACGCCTTCTATTGGTCAATTCGAAACGGGCAGGCCACCTGCTGGACGGCCATCAACGGCAACTACACGCAGCGCGGAACCGGCATCGCATACAACCCATCGACGCACGTCTACTTCGCGATTGGTATCAACGCGGCCGGCGAGCTGTCGTGGATATGGTCGACGGACGGCACAAACTTTACCGAGCACGCCACGCTGAGCAACCCCTACGGATCGACCACCGCGACGTTCGTGTTCTACGCCGGCCGGGAGTCGTCCGGCGGTTCCGACACGATCGTCATCTTCGACGACTTCTCATCCTGGGTAGCCAGTGCCGCGGCCACGGGAACGCTCACCGGAACCCTGCCCGTGCTGACCGGCTCCCTGGCGGGTAAGGCGTCGGTCAGCGGAACCCTCACCGGCACCCTGCCCGCGCTCGTCGGGTCGATCGTCGCACTAGAGACGGGCGTGCAGGCAACGCTGGGCGGGCAGCTTCCGATGCTGTCCGGCCAGATTCATGGCCGCGTCCGCAGCCGCGGGCGCACGGTCACGCTGCCCGGCGGCCTCATACCGGTGCGCAGCCTCTCCACCGACGAGATCCTGACGGGCAACCGGGTCACTCGTGTGCGGATCGACCTGCTCAGCGAGTCCGAGGCGCCGAAGGGACGTCTGGCCGGCGTCACCGGTGGGTTCATCGAGCTCATAGCTAACGCGAGCGTGCACGGTGGCGGCTCTATCACCGTGGTCGACATCGGCCAGGCGGTGGACTGGCTAACGGACCGGATCAAGCCGGTCATCATCATCGACGGCCTGCCCGAGCAGCCGCTTGGTGTGTACCTCGCCAGCGAGGCGCCGGAGCACTGGGGCGGCACTGGCCGTACATGGTCGATCAAGCTGCTCGACAAGTTGAGCATTCTCGATCAAGACGCGGTGGAGGACACGTACGCGCTCGATGCCGGCACCGTAGTCACTGACAAGATCGTGGAACTTATCGAATCCACTGGCGAGACGAACCACGCCATCACCCCTAGTCCCGCAACCTTGTCTGCTCCGCTGGTGTGGGAGCCCGCGACAAGCAAGCTCAAGATCATCAACGACCTACTATCGACGATCAACTACTTCAGTCTTTACTGCGACCACAATGGACAGTATCGAGGCGAGCCCTACGTTCGGCCCGCGAACAGGCCGATCCTGTGGGAGTTCCTCGACGGGGAGAAGTCCATCTACAGCCCGGAGTTCACCCGCGACCGCGACCTGTACGGTATCCCGAACAAGGTCATAGTGGTGTCGCAGGGCACCGGTACCGAGCCGGCCCTGACCGCAACGGCCACGAACTCTGACCCATCGTCGCCTTACTCGACGGTCAGCCGCGGGCGCACAATCGTGCACAAGGAGACGGGCGTAGAGATCGTCGACCAGGACACGCTTGACAACTACGCCCGGCGTCGGCTCATCGAGCTGACCTCACCTACATCATCCATCGACGTGTCTCACGCATACGTGCCCGGGTTGACGTTCAACGCCGCAGTCCGTGTGCGCAACGTGCCGGCTGGTATCGACCACCGGCACGTCATCACAAAGATGTGGGTGTCGCTGGACCCGACCGTGCTCGCACGTAGTACTCTTCGTGAGGTTGTCGATCTATGACTCTACGAAACCTCGAGCACCTAACCCAGCCTCCGTCGGTCGTCACGCAGTCGATGGTGTGGGCGACGGTCACGCAGGCGTCGCCGCTGCGAATCAAGCTCGACGGCGAAGCCGAAGCGCTGTCCATCACCCCGGACACACTGGTGGCCGGCCTGCAAGAAGACGACCGGGTATACATCAGCTTGACCACGAACAACGATCCGGCGTTCAGCGCCCGGCGGGTGGTGGTGCTGGGCCGGGCCGGCGGTGGCGGTGGCGTTCCCCCGGGCGTGGTCGCGCCGTACGCCGGGTCGGCCGCCCCGGAGGGCTGGCTACTGTGCGACGGCTCGGCCGTGTCGAGAACGACCTACGCCGGCCTGTTCGCCGTCATCGGCACCACCTACGGCTCCGGCGACGGGTCGACAACGTTCAATTTGCCGGATCTGCGGGGTCGGGTGCCGGTCGGCCGCGACGCGAGCCAGGCCGAGTTCAACACGTTGGGCGAAGCCGGCGGGGCGAAGACGCACACGCTGACCACGGCCGAGATCCCCGCCCACAATCACGGCAGCGCCGGCAACCACACCCACAACGTGCGGTACCGCTCGGGGGGCACATTGGGGCCTAATGACATCAACGACGCGGCCGCCCGGATGTTTGGTGGCTCACTTGACACATCGTCTTTCTCCACCCTCTCCGGTGGCGCCCACACCCACGCCTCGGTCGGGGGCGGGCAGCCGCACAACAACTTGCAGCCGTACCGAGTCCTGAACTACATCATCAAGGTATAGGAAGATATCGAATGCCCGTGACTACGCTCGCCGAGATCGTCGCTCGGACGCTCACCGTGTGGGGCGGGCTACGCACCCGCCCCTACTCGATGGGCAACCCGCCGCCGCGGGCAGATTGCTCGTCGTACGTATGGGAGGTGCTGGGCCTGCCCTCGCCGATAGGGTCGACGGTGAACATCGTCGATCACTTGGTGCCGATCGCGTGGGGTGAGGCACAGCCGGGCGACGTGTGGGGCAAGCTCGGCCCCGGCACCGCCGGAGCCAACGGACACATCGCCGTCATCACAGGCACGCCCCGCACCCGCAGCGACGGCCGCTGGGAGGTGGTGGAGCAGTCGGGCCCGACCGGCGTCTACGGCCCGACCCGCAACGTCTATAGCACCCCACCGAGCGGCTACCGCGCCTACCGATCGAAGTACGTGACAGGAGCACCCGTGGACCCGAACGCGTTCCCGTGGCCGTACGGCCACGTCGCCGGCCACTACAACATCCAGAACGCCCGCGGCGAGTACCACGGCGGGCAGAACCCCGCCGACCGGCCGTACATTCAGCGGATCCAGCAGCGTCTCATCGAGCTCGGCTATGACGTCGGGCCGGACGGGGCAGACGGCTGGTTCGGCGACAACACGAAGGCGGCGGTGGAGGCGTGGCAGCGCGACGCCGGTCGGCCGGTAGACGGCACGATCGGCGCCGACGACTGGCCGGTGCTGTTCGCCCCGAAGCCACAGCCGCCGCAGCAGCCAGCCGAGCCGCAGGAGCCGCAGCCGCCGGCCACTGTGGACCTCGTGCAGCTGCTCGCCGAGGTGCACGCGGCGGTACTGCGGATCGAGGCCAAGGTAGACGCGCTCACCGTCGAGCGCACCACGGAGACGAAGCTCGAAGTGGCCGAGGCTGACCTGTCGCGTGTGGTGCGTTCGGTGCTAGCTGAAGTGCTCTCGGTGTACGCGCAGGGTGGCGCGGCGGCGCTCACTGCGCTCGTGAGCGCCGGCAAGGAGTGATGCGCGGATGGTCACGCTCGACGTGGCGGCTGTCAGGCCGGGGTGGTGGACGGAGGTCCGTGGCGCGATGAAAGACGCACTCGCGCAGTCGCGAGCGGTGCTGGTGACGCTGATCATCTGCGCCACCCTCGTTATCCTCGCGGTGGTGGGCGTGCTGGGCTGGCTCGCGTGGGCGCAACGCGATGCGTCCATGGTCATGTCATTGGTGAACACGCTGGTCAACGTGTTCGTACTCAAGAGGCTGTCCGACGTCAACGGTCGCATATGGACGATTGAGCAGCAGACAAACGGCAACACTCAGCGTCTGATGGACGCCGCGTTCGGCAAGAATCGAGGCAGTGATGAACGGTGACCTCATGGAGTTGGCTCAGGTCATGCTGCAAGCCGGCGTGATCGGGTACTTCATGCCCATCGTCGTCGCCGCCGTCGTCCGGACCCGGTGGGCGTCGTGGGCCAAGGCGCTCACCGCCCTGGCGATCTCGCTGCTCGTCGGCACGTTCACGGCCTGGGCGTCGGGCGACCTGGTCGGGCTGGCCTGGCCGGCCGCGGTCGCGACGGCCATGGCCGCGACCCAGCA